AAGGTTTGTGTCTCTGATTAAAGTGATGGTTCCTGAGCTTGGTGCACTGTTAAATGTAACAGTTCCTGTGCCTGAAGTGCCTGAATCAAATGATACAGCGTAGTGCGTGGTTAATGTTTTTTTAGTAGCACCTTCATATACAGCGATAGATGAACTATCTGCAATCTCAAAGTTAAATGTGAATGCCGCTGTTGAACCGTCTGCTGTGTAACTTAATCTTGGTGTCGTTGTTGATGTTGTCATAACTTCCTTTTTCTCCTAATATTTAGTTTAATGCTCCAAAGGTTAATGTTGAGGTTATATCTTGTATTTGTGTAATATTTTTTTTGCCTCCGAGCCTTTCATTGAATGCTTCATTATCTAGCCTACTCTGTGTTCTGTAGTATCCATCTGGGTCCATGAACTCAGTCAAGTACTCTGTAAGAAAAATTCTGTATAATGCTTTGGTCTGCACAAGGTTTTTGAAGCCAGCAGTATCCAAAGCAAATTTTGTAATGTTTGAAAATCCTTTTGCAATCAGTTCACCATCGTCTAGACCTTTGCCTTCTCGTATTGCACCAATTCCCATTTTTCTAAAATTGTCTAATAATTTGCCAATATCAACAATCATTGGTCCTAAGAATTGTTCTAATGTTTGGCTTGTAGTTCTAATTGGTTCTTTGTTTGGAGATATCATTTGTGCAATAGTGTCTTCTCCTCCAAGTTGTAAAAACATATCTGACAGTATACCAAATGCACCACTGGTCGTTGCCGCACGTGCCCAAAGTGTTGGACTGTCAAATTTGTAACCTTGTTTGCCGGCCACCGCTTGTTTTAACTGTACAACCAATGCACCAACAGTTACCATCAATCCTGTGATTACTGCAATATCTGCCACGTTTTCAACCAGTTGTTTGTTTGGTTGATCAAACGCAAAATCATCTGTCAACTTTCTTTTTAAGAATCTTCTTGCTATGATTTTTCTGTAGTATGTGATTGGGTGTGTTTTAAACTGTGTCAACATTTTTGCTATTTGTGAACCCGCACCAGCAAATTCTTCTGGAAACAATGATGTTGCAAGTATGTCAAAATCACCTGGTTTAATTACCATTGTATCTACTGCATCATTCATCACTGCCTGCATTTTTTGAAATACGCTGTCTGTGCCAAGTCTCTTTCGCAGTTTTACACTATCAAAATCTTGATCTTCTATCTGTCGTAGATGATTCATGTCAAACATTCCGTCTTCGTTCAAGGGTCTTTTTTTCAACATAAAAGACCAATCTTCTTCTGTGACTCCGTAACGTTTCAATTGTGATCTAAAATTTTTGTTCAACTTATTCCATGCCGTACGTTTTGTCACGTGTATGCCTAAACTTCTTGCATACACATTTGCCGCGGCACTCTGCAGACTTTCAGTCCACCAAGTAAGTCCACTCAATTTGAATATAACTTTAGCATATTCTGCCGATCCTTTTTCAAATTTAGAATATGCACCAAGGCTGTCTACTGCTCCAAATCTTTCACCTACTTTGTTTTGCAACCCTGTCATGGCATCTAGTGCGAATCTTCTGTGCATTTCAACTTGTGCTTGTGTGCCTTTGAATTTGTTAGTCTTTGTAATACCTGCAATCAACTCGTCAATGTCTAATCCAAATAATCTTTTGCCAGCATAAGTGAAAGTTGGAGTGTCTAGTATAGAAGTGACAATGGCACTACCAAGTTTTGATATGTTTTGCACGTTACGTAGTGCTGACATTGTGCTGGCAAATTTGTCGGTCTCTCCATAAGCAGGATTTACATATGTTGCGTCTACAAAGCCAAAAACGCTTCTTGCAACTCTTTTTTGGAATGTATCTAGTTGTGAAAAATTTTCACCAAGCAGTCCTCCAATTTTTTTTCCATCAACACGTTCACCAACTGTTAATTGTTTTTTCAACTGGCCAAACACTCTTTCGTATCTTGGACCAAAAAATTGTGTCATGCCACGCTCACGTGCATTTTCTAGTATTGTGCCCATAAATTCTAATGCACCGGTGTTGTAGTTTGTGTATTGATTAACCACTTTCTGTCTTGCCTCTCCATCGATAAAACTCAAATGTGTTTTGATGTTACCATCTTGTTTCAACAGTTTGTAATTTTCTCCGTAATATTCTCTGATACGATCACCTACATTTTTGTTTACTTTCCTCCAACCCTGGTCTTTGTTGTTGATAGTTTCATACACAACATCAATAATTTCTTCTGTTATGTCAATGTCTCCGTCTGATTGTTTAATTTTGTAACGTCTGACCTTGTCGATCATGAAATCTCTAAATTCTTGTCTTGTTGATTCTTTAATCACTTTCTGGTAATCAAAACGTGCGGCCATTCTAGTCTTGGTTGCTATTCCTGTTTTCCTACCCATAATTTTAAGATCTGCCGCACTATCCCTGACCACAGTATCAAAAAATATTTGTGCAACTTTGTATGCTTGGTCATTGTCGGTCACTTGATTTACATTTGTCCTAAATTCTTCATTCATTGTGTAGAATTCATTACTCATGTCAGCATCATTTTTTTTGCTTTGGATCCAATTTTCAAATCTTTCACCTTTCAATACACCAGAGTCATCTAGACCACGTTGGAAATTTGCTATCATTGTTTTCTGTCCATTTTTAATGATTAATTCTAGAGGCACGTGTCCCACAACATCGTTGGTGTTTAGCAACAATGCCTGTGAGGCTCTGTTCAACTGTTCTTTATCTGTGTATGTTTTTGCCTTCCTGAAAGGCAAGATTGACAACGGATCATTCAAGAATCCTTTGGTTGGATCTCTTTCACTTAAAAAATTAGCCAAATTATCAATCTTTTGCATTGTTTGTATGCCTTTGATATAATCCAGTTTGTTTAGTTCTAAATTTTCAAGCATGTCACTGTCGTTGTGATTTACAACATTTTCTACAAATTCATCTTGATGTGTTTTTACATTGCCTTGTGCATCTCTGACCACTTCACCATTTTTTTTGATTGGATCTGTGAAACGTATACCTTCTTGATTCAAACGTAGATCCAAATCATCAAAGTCTGCTTGAAATTGTTTGACCACATAAGCATCATCAATCAACTTCTCACCTCGTTGTTGTCTAATTTTGTTTAATCCGTTTTTTATTATATCAATACAATTTTTACTTAATGCCATTTTTATAATCCTGGTTTGTCACAGTTGACCGCGTCTCTAAAAACTGTTTGTTTTGCCGCTTTGTCATCAATGACTTGTTGTTCTAATAAGAATGAATTTTTCACTCTATCTCTGTTTAGTTTCAATGCTTTGGCCATACTGCTAACTTGAAATATTGTTGGTGCAATCTCAACCAATCTACCATTTCTTATTTCTAATCCAAATTCTTTCAACCCTTCTGCAGAGTACTGTTGATCTATTCTTTTTATAAATGTTTCTTGATCAGTTGGTTGTGTGTTATCAACCTGTTCAATATCGCTATCTGTTTTTGCATTTCTTGATCTTGATGACATTTTAGATGCTTCTGCATCAATTTCTGTTTTTCGTGGATCTGTCACATTGTCCACTGTTGACGTTCTTTTTATTGTAGAAATATTTTGCGTGGTGTTTCTTAATTTTAAATCTTCCAACAATTCTGGTCTTGCTGATGCCTCAATTATTTTTTGTATTTCTGTTTGGTTGGTTACTACACGTTTTTTGCCATCTTCTGTAATAATTAATCTTTCTACTTGTTTTCCATCTCTGTTTGTAACTTCAAGTTCTGCAGATGTGTTTTTGTTTTTGAATTCAAATACCACATCTGGTCCTAATTTAAATTGATCGATTGGCTGTGTTATGCCTGCTTCTTTACTTGCATTATAATCTATTTCTTTTTTCAAATACTTTTTAATTGCATTGTTCAAACTATCGTCATCACCAAACATATTTTTGCTGATTACAATTTCTTCTCCGCTGTTTGACAATCTTAATTTTATGTTTTGTGCAGGTATCAAATTATTTTGTAATGCATTCAAATGTTTGTTAACTTCTTGTCTTGAACCTGTCATTACCAGCGTGTTTGGTTCTGTTGTAAAACTAATTGCATCGTCTAATAAATTATTGTCTTTGGCATCATACGTGTATCTGCCTCTGCTGTCCACAAATATTGCTTGATTGCTTCTAGGTTCAATACGTCCTGTGTCGTTGTAAAAATTATTTTGATGTTTTCTTGTGTTAAGTTCGCTTACATTTCTTAATCTTGTAAGATAAGGAGTTACGTCAAAACCCCACGGTTGTTCTTGTTTGTAAAATGCAGACATTGTTTTGTCATCAATTGCATCAGGATGTCTTAATCCTCGCAAATATTTGTATGAAGCGACAGAGCCATCTATGACACCACTCAATATACCACCGGCTATAAAAGCCATTCCTACGTTGGTCATAACATCACGAGCGGTATAATCTTGTCCTCTGACTTCGTATGCACTTGCAGTTAATGGTGTTAAGCCTGCTTCAATGGCACCACTTGTTGCTCCAATAGTGCCCATTCTTTTTAATGCACGTACACCTTTTGTTGATAGTTTTCCAACTGTGCCTAAAAAAGGCACTGGTATCAAATTGATTGGATCAAACACCATGCCACCAAAACTACTGATCACCTGTGCTGTTTTGCCTGCTAATGAACTTTTTGCAAAAGCATCTTGTCTTTGTGCCCCAATGTTCATTGATTCATTGGCTCTAAACACTAGATCATATGTTAGATATGGTTCCCATTTTATGTTTTCATTATACAGTGGGTGTGATTCGTTCCATTCGTCTTTGGCTATTTCTGCTTGACCTTTTCTTATTGCTTCTTGTTTCAACGCAATATCACCAAATAATTTTATAGTGTTTTCTTCAAAACCAGTGGTCCACCCTAATTTTGCATTGTCCCAGATAGTTTTATCTCTTACCTGTGCTTCTAATGGGTTTCCAACTCTTACTTTATTTTTTGGTGTTATTTCAACCGGCATTGTTACTCCTATGAGCCTGTGTATTGGCTAACATTTTCATTTCTTAATGCTTTTTGTTCTTCGAACACTTCAAATGCTACGTCAGTTAATGATTGCAAAACGGTCATTGTTGTTGGTGCATCATTGAAAGTTTGACGTTGGCTGTGTGCTTCTAAATTCTTTGTCCATTTTTCGTACAATGCATCTTGCACATCTTTCCTACCTAAAAAATTCAAATACTCTGAATTGCTTGACAGCCATGTCATGCTACGCAAGAATGTATCTTTTTTCAATTTTGGTGATCTCAATGCCATACTGATTGCATTACCTACTGCCAACTTGTTCAAATCTTCGTTGCCTGCATATGAAGGAAACAACGTGGAAACAAAACTGTCTTCGTATGTTGACACCCTTACATCTGGACCTGTTTGTTCTGTGGTTGATTCAATCCAGTATTCTGCAAAATCTTTTGCCCATTCGTCGTTGTCTTGATTTACGTTTACATAATCAACTGTTTCAATGCCTGCCTCGTCTGTGGTGTATATTTGTTTTGTAATTGTCTTGTCAAACTTAAAATTGTTCAACCAATTTTTTTTGATGTCCATGTTCCAACTTTTTTCTGCATCTTCGGTGACTAGAATTTCGTTGCCAACCGTAAAATAACTGTCAGCATACAGCAGTTGATTTGTGCCACTAGGTAATTTTTGATATATCCTAGTTGCCTCAAATCCTAAACCATCTCCTTTTTGATAGAATGATATACCACCATTGTGCCAGCCAAATCCGTAATTTTTTGAATCACGTCTAAAATCGTCTAGTGTTTCTCCAATACCAAGTTTGATGTTGTATTTGTGGGGTTGATCAATAATTGAATTTGCTAGATCAATTACAGGTTGTGTGTCTAATGTTTCACCTTCGCTTGTGTAAATGTATTTTGGTGTTAGTATCTGTGAACCATTTTTTAAATCCAGTGTCACATAGTTTTGATTGATAAAAGACCCGGCCTCTATTTTTGCCTTGTCATAGTTGCCGTGTTTTGCAAATTCTCTGTAAAATACTAAACTGTGTGTGTTTTCAATTGCTTGATAAAATGGAGATTCTGGATCAAGTTTGTTGTTAAATGTGCTGGTAAAATCTTGTGCAATTTTTTTTTCTACCTTACCAAACCTTTTCTCCCCAACCTTTTTTTCACCCTGTTCTAAGTATATTTCTTTATTTTTCCAAGCACCTTGCAAATAGACTGCCTGACTGTAAGTTGATTGATTACTACCCAAATCAGCAATCACTGTTGCAACATAATTGTTATTGTCTTTGCTGTATTTGGCTCCTGACACCAACATGGCTCCAAAATATTTTTTATATTTTAATTTTTCTGTTGTCAAATATTGCACAGCATCACGATCATTTTCTATGATCTGCCAACTATTGAACATCTGTTCGCTGGCCTCTTTTGGTGCAGATATCATGGCAAATGGCACGTTGTACATATCTGCTATCTGCGGTAGTGTTTGATCTAATGTTTCTGCATTGGTTGGGTCGACTGGTACGTCAAGTTTTTGTGCGGCAAACTCCCACATCTCACCGTTGTTTTGGAATTCAATTTTGTCTTTGTTTATTTTTTGCACACTGGCAATGGCTTGATCATAAGCCGGTAACAGCACACTTTTCACATCGTCGGTAACAGTAGTGCTTTTTTCCAACAATACTTTTTGTGCAGTGATATCTGCTATTATTTCATTGTCTTTTGTGTTGGCTGTAATGATTGCTTGGTATGTGTAGTTTCCAACAATAATGTCCGCTCGACGCAATAATTTTTGATCTTCAATTTGCTGTTCTGTTGCT